GCGGGCTTGTGGTTGCCCGCCACGAACAACTTGAACTGCGGGAAGAACTCGAAGAAGTCCTGGCGCATGAAGCGCGCCGAGATCTTGTCGCCACCGGTGAGGTTCTTGAGCTTCGACTCGGCCCAGCGTTTTCCCTGTTCGGTTTCGATGGCCGCCACGAAGCGCGCGCCGCGCAGTCCCGCCATATCGGTCGGGTGCCGGTCGGTGCGCGTTTCCATAAAGGTGTCCATCGGCGCATTGGTCGCGTAATCACCCAGGATGGTGGCCAGCGTGTTGACGAACACCGACTTGCCGTTCGCACCTGTGCCGTACAGGAAAAACAGCGCGTGCTCTTGCGTCGATCCGGTCAGCGCGTAGCCGACCATCCGTTGCAGATAGGACTGCAGTTCCTTGTCGCCGCCCGTGACCTCGTCGATGAACTGCCTCCAGGTCGGGCAGTCGCCGCTGGGCGTGGCTGTGGTGATCTTGGTCATCCGATCGGCGCGCTCGTGCGGGCGCATCCGGCCTGTCTTGAGATCGACCACGCCGCCTGGCGTGTTGAGCAGCCACGGATCTGCATCCCATTCGTCGGTAGTGGCCGCGTGCCTGCGGTCAGCACGCGCCAGGCGTTCCACACCGCCGACCGTTCCTGCGCTGGCCAATTTGGCAGCGACCTTGGGGTTGTCGGCGCGTACAGCCGTCTGGCGACAAACGCTGCGGATCAAGTCCGTGGCCGCCAACGTGTCCTCGGTGCGCCAGCGTTGCCCGTCCCACACCAGCCACTTTCCCCAGCCAGCCACGTAGCGCCAGTCGCGGTGGTAGCGGCGCGTGAAGGACAGCGCCAGCGCGTCCTCCGTACCCCAGACGGATTCGTCGCTGCTGACCACCGGATCAACGTCATCGGCGACGTCGTGCATCTGCAAACGTGGGCCGTGGGTGAGGAAGGTGGCGACATCGAAGCCCTCAGCGATGGCGTCGGCCACGTCCCAGCCCTCGGCGGCTTCCTCGGGCGGGTACAGGATGTGGCAGGATTTGGCTCCCGCCGACAGGATGGCCTGTGCCGCCTGCGTGGCGTACTCCCAGCCCGGCTTGTCGCGGTCGGGCCAGATCAGCACGGCCTTGCCGGCCAATGGCGACCAGTCGGTCTTATCGACCGGAGCGTTCGCGCCGTGCATCGCCGTGGTGGCCACGATGCCCGCGTCGATCAGGGCCTGCGCGCACTTCTCGCCTTCGACCAGCACCACCTGCGCGGCACTGGTCATCCCTGGCTGGTTGTAGAGCGGACGCGGGTCGGGCGGTGCCATCTTGCGCCGCTTGGCATCCCAGGGCCGGAACTGCTTCTTCTGCCCGGGCGGGTCGTAGCGGTAGACAACGGCGATGAGATGGCCTTGGGCGTCGAGATAGTCCCACTTCGCGGTGGCGGGGCCGAGTTCGTCGACCGGCACGTCCTTCTTGCTGGCCTTGCGTACTGGTGCGGAACGCGAGCGTCCGAGCAGATCGGCAGCGGCGTCGAGCACACGCGGAAAGTCGCTCAGCACGTCGATACCGAGGTGCGCGGCGATCAGTGCATAGATGTCGCCGCCATCGCCAGTGGCTCGATCCGTCCACAGTCCGGCCTTCTCGCCATCGAGCACCACCTCGAGGCTGTCGCCGGGACTGCCCAGCACGTCGCCGATCAGGAACTTGCCACGGCGCTTCTTGCCCGCCGGGAACAAGGTGGTCAGAACGGACTCAAGACGCGCGAGCAGTTCAGCACGCAGTTCTTCGCGCTCGACATCACTCAGGGTGCGGCGGATGGGGTCGGGCAGTGGCGCGATGTCGTTGAAGTCGATGGTCATTCGGCCTCCTCACCATCGGCGTCACCGGTGCGCCCTTGCGCGGCGGTGCTGCGGGCTGCCCACGCAGACAGTTCGGATGGTCGATAGCGCACCAGACCGCCCATCAGGTAGTGCGGAATCTTGTACTTGCTGCGCATCTGCGGGTCGGCGAACCAGTAGTACGGCAGGCGCAGTGCGGCAGCGGCCTGCTTGGCGTCGATCATTGGTTCGACATCTCCGATGAATTGCTTGTCGTTGCTCATGTCGTCCTCCAGCAGCGGTCTTGCCACGCGCACATCCGGCATTCGAAGTGGGTCGGATCAACGAAGGCGCGTGGCAGCAGTTCGCCTGCCTCGGTCGCCGTGATGACCTTCACCGCCCGATCCGACATACGCTGGGCAAGCGCCGCGTCAAATGGCACGAGCTCGGTGTAGATCTCCATCGTGTCGGCGTTGAGCGCCGTGAAGATCGCGGGGTGCTCGTGCAGTTCGAGATAGGCTTGGTAAATCGCCACTTGCGCGGCGTAGATGGGCTTGGAGATGGCCAAGCCCTTTTTCTCCAGATCGCTCCAGGACTTGTTGCCGAGGCACTTGCACTCCCAGAGCGCGGGATAGGCGAAGTCCTCAGGGCCTCCAACGACGACGCCGTCGACGTGTCCCTGCAGGCGACCATCGGCCACCGAGAAGCCGAACTGCTCACCGTCGGCCTTTCGGGTGCGCAAGTCAAAACCTGCGTCCCGCAGCCACGCGACCATGCAGTCCTCCATGACATGGCCACGCTCGAAGATGCGCAGCATCCGGCCCGGGGTGTCCCGCCCGTGGTCGATGGGAGCCTTGGCGTATTCGAACTGCAGCGCGCGCTCGCAGGACACCCCGAGGCGCGAGGCCCCGAGGTACTGGCGCTCAGACTGGCGGGCGCGGGCCTGCTGCAACCCGGCATCGACCAGCGCAGTGATCTGACCCGAAATGCTCGAAGTGGAGTTGAAGTCCATCATGGCTTCTTCCCCTTCGGTTCTTCCCAGGGCAGGTCGTCCTCCAGGTCCGCGAACGGATTGGCGGCATCGGGTGCCAGCGGATCGGGCGCAGGGGTCATCCCCCGCACGGGCGGGTATTTGGTGGCCTCGTGGTGCGCGACCATCGCGTCCGACCAGCAGGTGACGATGGCGTCGATTACCCGCAGAGCTTCGGCTTCGGAGTAATCGCCCAGCGGCTTGGTGAAGCCGATCTCGTCGGCTGCCTCGCCGAAGGCCTTGAGGCAATGACGCATTGCGGCCAGTTCGACATCAGACGGATCAATCATGGCGACCTCCGTCTTGTCGATGCGACCTTCCTTGGCCCGCTGCCAGTTGCCGTACAGCGCGTGAAATGCGCCCTGGCAGCGACGGGAACAGAACACCCAGTCGATGGGATAGCGCCGGGGATCGCCCACACCGTGGAGGTTGTCGGTGTGGCCGTAGCCCCGTGCCTGTCGTTTGCAGACCCAGCATTTCACGCCCCCTCCTCGAGTTCATCGAGCAGCAGGCCCAACTGCAGGGCAGCGCCAGCAAAGGCGGCCTCGCAGCGCCGCTTGAAGTCGGGATAGCTCATCGAGCTGCGCGCAATCGCAGTGACGGCGTGAATCTGCGATTCCAGATGCGCGAGTCCTTGATCGGACAGCCACTGGTGGTGCTTCTGCGAGATGCCCTTGCGATTGCGGATCTCGCCCAGCAAGTCCTCTGGCAGCACCGGCCCGTAGACCCAGCGCAGCGTGATCTGGCCGACGACGTGCGGAGGGTTCTGGTCGTGGCCCTGGTACTTCCAGCCGAACAACCGATAGATGGCGCGGTAGTAGTCCGGGTGGAAGCGGCGCTCCCACGATGCGCAGGACTGGCGCAGCAACTTGGAGATCAGCTCCTGCAGCGCATCCGGTGCGCGGTGGTGCTGGTAGCCAGTAGCCTCGTCGATCAGCGCGACCTCGCCAGTGGTGGCAAGAGCGCGCATGATCGTCAGGCAGTTGCCAACGATGCCCTGGCGTGCGCGGTGCAGCGTGCCTGCAATGGCTGCGTCCACCACGGAGGTGGCCACGTCCGCGATGATGCCTGCAGGGAAGAACTGGGTCTGGCGTCCCGATGGCAGCAAAATCGGCCCGGATGATTTCTCCAATAGAGACAATGAGTTAGGTGCAATGTCAGCCAGAAAACGGGCGAAACGGCCACCCTTGTGCGATTCGTGAAAACCGAGAAGCTTGGCCAGTTCCTTGCGGACGTAGCCGCGCTCGCCGGTGGTGAGCACGACTGCCTCGCAGTCGAGATCGCCGAAATGGACGACGCCGTAGTGGCTGGCAGTGAGCATGGATGCGTTCATGGCCACCTCCCTCACTGCGCCCACGACGGTTTGCCCGTCACGGGTGCGCGTTGCTGAGCCGGGGTCTGGTACGCGGGTGCTACCTGCGCTGGTGCACCGGAAGTGCCGCCGCCTGCAGCCTTGGTCGGCACGCCCATCAACTTGGCGTAGTCGGGGTGGTCGGGTTCGACCGCTACTTTGACCACGTTGCGGTCCTGGCCCTTGCCGTCCTTCTCGATGTCGACGCGGGCGAGGAACTCCAGGCCATCCAGTTCGTGGAAGCCCTGGATGCGGCGCGCAGAAGAAGCCTGTGGGCTGTTGTCCTGCGGGTGGACGTTGCGGGCGCTGTTGAGCGCCGCGCGAATGAAGCTGCGCCCCATTTGGCCCCAGGTCGGCCCCTTCTTGGAATGCAGGCCGATGTTCGACCACATCTTGCGTTTGGCGTGGTCACCAGCGGTGACCACGAATTCGGCGGCAAGGTAGATCGAGCCGGTCTCGAAAGACTCGGTGGCGTAGCCGCCGCCCCAGCCCTGCGACGGGTCGTCGTAACCACCGGGCTTGAGGGTCATGCGCACCGGGACAACGGTGCCCTTGGGGATCAGATCAAAGCCGGATTGCTGGGCGTCGGCGTCGTTGAAATCATTCCATGCGGTCATTGCGATTACTCCTGAGATTCGATGTGTGCGGGGGTGGCGGCGCAGGCAGGCGCGGCGGTTGTGCCCGCGCACTTGGCGATCAGCGCACCGAGATGCGGCGGCTCCAGCAGGTCGAGGCGACCGCTGCGGTCTTTGGCCGGGAAGCCGTAGGGATTGACGGTGTGGGTGACGAAGGCGCGGTAGGTACTGCCGTCCTCGGCCTTGATCTCGGCCAGCGTCACGACCTCGTCGACGATGCCGGGCAGCTCCAGGCTGGTTTTGCTGCCTTCGATCTGCGGGACGAACACCTTGCGGTTGTAGTCATCGAGCCGCTCGTCGAGGATCGCCACGAACACCACGTTCTTGCCGCGCGCGTGCTGCAAGTGGGTCAATGCGCTGATCATTTCCTGGCCGAGCAGGCCATAGGCCGCGCGCAGGTCGGGCTTGCCGGAGCGGTCGCTGACGGCACCCGGCTGCGTCTTGCACCACGCGAAGCACTGGCGGGACAGCTGGGTGATCGAATCGAGAAAGAAGGTCTGGTAGCGGTCGAGTTGCGCCGGGTCGCCAAACTTCTCGATGACGTGGTCGTAGTGCGCCTGCGAGAAAGCGCTCTCAGGCGGCAGCGACTTGTCTGGGCCCGCGAGGAACACGAAGAAGTCGCGGCTCTCCGGCCACGAAGCCGGGCGGATGGTGTCGCCCGGCCAGTCGGCCACCGCCAAGTCACCGGCCTCGATGTCGAGGAACAGCGTGGTGGCCGGGTCGAGGTCTTTGAGCTGCGTGGTTTTGCCGATGCCGGACTTGCCCAGCATCAGCAGCTTCACGCCCTTGCGCTCGGCCATCCGCTCGACGGCGGACACAATGGGGAGCTTTTTCATGCGGCACCCCCATCGAGCGTCAGGGTGATGGTCGGCTTGCCTTCCTCGACCGTGCGCGCAGCGGCGAACTGCTCCTGCAGCGCGGTGGGCCAGTTGGTGTAGCGGGACTCGGACACCGACAACTTGATGTCGATGTAGTCCTCGACCTTGTCGCCCGAGGCGACGATGCGCTCGGCCATCTCCTTGAGGATGGTCTGGCTCCAGGTCACCTTCTTGGGCAGCTCGTACTTGACGTGCAGCGCACCGTCGCTGACGTGGGCGGTTCCGAAGTCGCGGCCGGAGTCACGCAGTGCATTTCGGGCCTGCTCGCCATAGCGCTGGAGCTTGGCGGCATCCAGCTTGACGCGCAGCTGCTTGAGGTAGGCAGTGGCCTCGTCGACATTGCGTTCGGCAGCGACGAAATCGGTGATCGGCAGCGCCACCAGCTGGGCGGTGCTCATCGCAGCGAGGTCGGCGGGAAAGATGGTCAGATCGCTCATGGCCGCGCTCCTCACTGGTATGCACGAGTGAAGGTCGAGTGCCGCGAAACGCGACGCTCGAAGGCTTCGACTTCGGAGATCAGGTAGGTGACGCGGGCACCGAGCTTGCAGAAGACCGGGCCGAGCTGTTCCTGCCGCCAGCGGCGCAGGGTCTTGACGGAAAGCCCCCAGCGGATGGCCAGCTCGTTTTCGTCAAGTGCGATGCGCTGTGGCGCACCGGTTTTGGCCGGGATCGGGCCAGATGTTGCGTTGGTGAAGTGGGTTTGCATTTCGATGTGCCTCCTGTATGAAATGGGCACATCGCAGTCTCCGCACGGGTTTATGGGCCGTGTCTGGTTCGATTTATGGGTGCGTTTATGTGTTGCGCCTCACCCGGTATTTCCCATGCGAAACCCACTCAATCACTTCCTCACGTGCAACCTTGTCTCCGAAGGCATCGTCGAAGGACTGGAAGCCGGTGTTGACGGTGACAGCACCATTCACCTCTTTCCACGACATCACGGGCGGGGCACTTCCTTCGCTCCCCCACATCAGCTTGATGATCTTGGCGCGCGCTTCAGTGAGTTCGATGGACGACGCCATGTGCGGGAGCTTGAGCCGCTTGCCATTGAAGAACTGCATCGGCTCCGGCTCACCCACGTTGGTTGTGTAGCCGCGCAGGACACGATCAAAGGCATCGGTATCGAACGCATCTGCGCCATCGGTCACGCGGACGAACTCATCGAGGCCGCGCAGCGTGTGGTCACGTGGCAGCGAGGCATTGGTTCGCCTTGGGCACAGAACAACGCCACCACGCGGCCACACGGTGTCGGCAAGGACTGCGGTGATCTTGTCCTGCGGCGCGCGTGACCATGCTCGGCCAACGAACACCGGTGCGAAATCGTGGGTGCCAGCGATTCGCTGCTCACCGAGGTGCCACAGGTGATTCGGTGTGCGGCAGATGTTGCTGGAACGTCGCCTATCCTCAATGCCGATCAACGCTGATAGATCCGCCAGCCACGAATCCATCTGGATGGAATAGAGGGCGATCCCAGCCAGCGGTTGGACGACGGTTCTACCGTTCAGCGGACTGCAGTAGCTGTAGCGACCGACGTCCTCGTCGACATCGACTTCGACTTCCTGCTCGGAATCGAGAAACGGCACCATCACATGGGTGAGATGGCCTGCGGGCACGATCCAGCGCCTCTGAAGAAACTGCTGGTAGTCGCGCCCGAGCCTGTCAGCCAGCACTGATGCGTCGAGCCGTGGAAGGTTGTCCAGCGCAAGGAAGAAGCTCAGATGCGGCGACATCATCGGCGTCCTCCTCAGAACTGGCTCAGTACGCCGATCTTGATGAGCTGTTCCTGCACGCGCTTGCGGTCGTCGTCCGTCCGGCTCTTGTCGTTCAGCCCGTTTGGCGCGGTGATCTGGACCGCGACGTTGTGCGCCTTGCGGTGTTGCGTTTTGGACATCCGCATGACCAACTTCACCTGCACGAGCGCGTACTGACTCAGGTCTTCGGCGCAATAGTCCTCATAAGCAACCTGATAGATGTTGCGGCCGTCGCGCCGGTCGCGGGTGATTTGCATCTTGCTGGAGAGTTGCCGCACCACATCACGTCCGCCGTACTCTGATGTCTGCTCGAACGGCTTGGCCACCGTGATTTGCAGAATCGAGATGTCGTCGATGCCTGCGACCCGGTCACGTTTGAGGCGGTCGAGCATCTTGGAGGTCGCAAAGCCGAGCAGGTCGAACTGCCGCATGGGCATGTCCTCGATCTGGCCTTCGTGCGCCAGCGCGACATCGCGGAAGACGGTGGCCAGCTCGCGGCGCGCCTCCCGTTCTTCGCAGAACACGCTGAGCGAGCCAGTCTCCGGCTCCCACGAGAAGCGTGCCGACATCGCGGCGGGTTCCTCGTGGTCGACGACCTGCCCATTCGTCACTTGCTGGAACGTGGCAGTCTTGCCATTGAATGTCGCCGTCAGCGTGTGCAACAGCGCCGACTGACCGGCTTCGCAATCATCGTCATCACCTTGTTCGCATGAAAGATCGCGGCGCGTGAATTGCTCGATCAGGATTTGATCCTTCGGCACCTTCGGGAACAGTTCGGCAATGCGGGTGCGCAACACCTCTTGAACGTCGACCCCAGTCTTCGGCACGACGCCCTTGGGGCCCAGGTAGTGGCTGGAGTAATGGTCGCTTTTCCACTGGCGATGCATCACTTGCAGATGCTCAGCCTGATCGAAACGTTCGTCGCGGCGGGCGCCTTGCGCTGGAAAGTCCTGCAAGAGGTGCAGATACAGGGCGCGGCTGTAGCGGTCGCTGGGTGCAGCCAGCACGGCGGCATCGTCGGCACGATCTTCGTTGAGCAGGGACAAGACGGCCTGCACCCCGTAATCATCGTCAAGGAGCATCACTCGCTCGGCGGCACACTCGATGCTGTACTGGGCGGTCAGCGGTAGTTTGCCGACAGCATGAAAGAGCGCCTGACGCGACTCGACTGGCAACTTGCCCTTCGCCGCTTTCGCCAATGCTTGCAACTCCGGCAATGCCGTCGCGCTGGCGCGCTCGAGCAGATCAACCAGGAGGCCGGGGCGCGCGACCTTGCGCACGAGGCTGACGAAGTTCTCTGCGTTCGGGAGGATGTTTGCGCCGTCGTCGGATCGATGCTCGCGCACACGTTTCTGCGAAGGCTGGCTCGCCGCCGCCTTGGTGTTTTTCTTTGTTGTTGAGGCTTGGTCTGCTGGCATGGGCAAGTTCCTTTGACAAAGTGCGCGATTGCGCGAACAGTTAATCGGGCGATTCAAAAAATGCCGACGCGAAGTCGGCTCCACGGGCGAGTTGAATGGTGGTCAGCGCATCGAGGCCTCCTGACCCGTGAGGCCGTAGCGATTAAGGCGAACTTGGATGAACCGGCGATTGACGCCGAAGCGCGCGGCCAAGGCTTTCTCGAAGCGTTCCATGTCGAAAACGCCTGTGTCGCTGCCCGCCGTGATGCGCAGCGCCGTACCGGGGTGGTCGGGATCGGTGGAGGGATGGCGATGGATGGTGATGTCGTGCTCGGATGCAAGCTCTTCGACGGCGGCGATGATGCGCTGGCGCGGCACGAGCAAGGAGCCCATGAACTCGTTGGCGCGCAGCTCGGCGAAGTGTTCTTCCGTCGTTGGTTTTGCGGATAGAAACTTGGACAGATGGTCGCTGTCCGGCGTCGTGGTGCGGTAGGCGCGTTGCATCGTCGGTTCGATGTCATCGAACAACCCGGGGCCCTTACTGCCCTGGACAACCCAGCCGGGAGCGTCGAACACGGCGTGGCCCAGCTCGTGGGCCAAGGTGCTGAGGGCCAGCAGTTCGCTGAGACTCTCACCCACGGGCGAGATGGACACCATCGCGGCGTCGGGCATAGCGGGGTCGAACTCACAGACGCCGAAGACGTGGTTGCCTTGCTCGTCATGCACGGCGTAGTCGGTGCTGACCTCCAGCGCGAAGTCGATGCCGTTGATCTTCAGGCCGGAGATCTGCCGCAGCGCGTCGAAAGAAACGGCATCGATGCTGTCCGCGACCAGTTGCTGGCGCGCGGTCGCGGCGATGCGTTCGACCTCAATGTGCTTGATGTACAGGGGGCGCTTCCGGTCGCAGCACCGGTAGTCGAGAGTCAGTACCGCCATTCACTTCTTCTCCGTCACGTTCCGGCGGTACATCCGAACCAGGTTGCCAACATCATCGCGGATGTCGGGCGGCAGACGACTGGCCTCGACGAAAGCGTCGTCGGCGCTGATGCCAAGGATCTCGGCCGCCTTGCGGATCAGCTCGTCCTTGGGCGGTTTCTACATGTCGCGCTCGATGCGCGACCAGTAGGCGGGTGATATCTCCAGCTGGCGCGCAAAGTCATTCATCTGAATGCCTTTCTCTTCGCGCTTCTTGCGGATGAATGCTCCAAAGGGCATGGTTGTGACCTGATTGCGTGATTAGTTAACGACGATGGTAGAGGCCAAGAGGCACCCTGTCAACTGTTTCGTTAACGCGCAATGAATTCATGGCTGGCGGGCACGATTACCCTGCGTTGCCATCCGCTTCGGAAGATCAGGCTCACTATCCCTGACGGTTGCAATTCCTCGGAGCCGTCATGAAGAACCTCGAACTCGCATCTCCCACGGAGATGAGCGCCAGCGCCCGTGCTGGCGAAATCGCCGCCATCCTTGCGGCCGCCATCGTCCGCACCCTCGTCGCGGATGAGCCAAAACAGAGAGCAGTTGGCCTTGGCTTCCTGCCCGACCAGCGCGTTCATACAACCCCCTATCAAGAGGAGAAGTTGTGATGAACGAGAAACAAGCATCTGTCGCCGCGCGGATCGCGGAACTGGCGTGCCTGCCAATGTCCGAGCTCTGGACGGTCTGGGATCGGTATTTCCCGCGCCGCCCGGACTACCCCAACCGCACCCACGTCGAGTCCCGGATCGCCTACAAGCTACAGGAGGAGGCCTTTGGTGGCCTCGCGCCCGAGACCAAGCAGCGTCTGGAAGCCATCGGCGCGAAACACTCCAAGATCAAGTTGCGGGCCAAGCCGCGCGAGTTCGATTTCGCGCCGGGCACGATCCTGCTGCGCGAATGGGGCGAGCGCGAACACCGGGTGACAGTCACCGCCGAGGGGCTGTTTGAGTACCAGGGGCGCAACT